CCCTCTTCGACTTCTTCGGTATGGCATCGAACAACACGGGCGATGCCAATCGGAACGCGCTCGCCGAACAGACTCCCCTGCTCGAGGTCATCAACCGGAACTCATGGGGTCTACTTGCTGGCGGGCACACCACCAAGGCGGATGTGCAGGCGGTTGTTCCGCGGGAGCCAGAGGAGTCATTCGCTGGGCACACCGGGTGGGCGGCTCAACATCGGATGCGGATGACCATCCGGCGCAAGAGTAAGGGCATGTTTGCATTTATCACCGGGCGCGGCGGGTACGGTGACCTGGGCATTCTCGAAGAGCGGCTGCTGCTTTTCGATGAGAACCAACGCCTTCTGACCTTGGGCGGCAAGTTCAGCGACTACCTGGGGCAAACCGCGCTGCCCTCCATCTTGGAGGCGCTCGAAAACGCTGGCGGATGGGCCACTCGCAGTGACCTCATAAAATTGACGGGTAAGAGCAAGAACTGGGTCCACGCGGCTATCAAGCATGGACTCAAACATGGTGGTCCAGATAACGGCCCTGCGCTCAAGTGGAATGGCAAAGAGCGGCGGGGATCACGGTATGCGCTTCCCGATGAACCTCCTGAGCAGGCAGAACTTTTATGAGTAGTTGGCCTAATACGTTGCGGTATGGCAGAACGTGTTAAAGCGCAAACGGCCTGAGTCCTTGAGTCTCTATGTACCAAAAGACTTAAGGACAATTCCAATTAATACATGGAGGCCTAATTCATGAAAGTCAGCGGAGCACATATCGAACTCCAGGGACGACCCGTGAGGCGCAACGATGGTGCACTGGTCAGGAATGACGAGAGAGATATGGTCCTACTTGAACCGACCAGAGAAATGTATCCGGAAGGGCATCCTCAAGGAGAACGACCGGATTTCAGAGACTCCTCGCCAGAAGCAAGCGATTGGCGGAAAAAGTGGCAGGCTTGGAGGGAGCGTGCGTTCTTGAGCGATGGGTATGCTCGCGCTGTGGGAGAGTTAATCGAGAAACAAAAGTCTGAACCTTGGTGGCCCAGAAATTACGGTTGCTGCATATATCAAGACAAAATCTATTACGTCGAGGCGCCCGGTCTTGATCCCACTGAGCGCTCTCTGTTGGTCAAGCATTTCGCATTGCGCCAACAGTTAACCTTCAAGCGTATCTCCAAGGAAATTCAAGCGTTCGAGAATCTTGAGCGGATGACTCACCGCGAGGTCATTCCAGAGTCGGTACGGATTTTCGTCTGGCAGCGTGACGGCGGCAAATGTGTGGAATGTGGCCGGCGTGACAGCTTGGAGTTCGACCATATCATCCCGCTGGCGGACGGAGGTGCCTCCACTGAGCGCAATGTGCAGCTCCGGTGCACGCCGTGCAACCAGCGTAAAGGCAAGAACGTGTGAGCGATGTTGCTGCCGTTTCACAAAGGCCTGATGGTGACTACTCACTTTGACGGGGAGATGGCGCGCCTGGCCGATCGGCACTACTCGAGGCGGACCATCGGAGCTACTCAGTTCTGCTATTCCGGCCGCAAACTGGTGCTCCGCGATGCCCGCGGCGATGTGCTTTTTGTGTGGATGTTTCCCGATTCGACGCTGCGCAGCGATGGGCAGACCGGGTACAACTGCGCCATTTTTCGAAACGAGTCGGAGCGCCGCAGCTCCGAAATCATTCTCGAGGCGGAACGCTTTGCCTTCGAAAAGTGGGGTCCGAATCGTTTGTACACTTATGTGGCGCCGCGAAAGATCAAGAGCACCAATCCCGGTTACTGCTTCCTGATGGCGGGATGGAAAAGAGCGGGTTTAACCAAAAGGGGCGATAAAATCCTTTTAGTGAAGGAAAGTGAATGATCTTTCTCTCCGGATGCGTCTGCGCAGAGTTGATGGGCCAACCGGAGTTCGGCTTCATGGTCACCCCGCGGATGGGACATATCCTGCCGGCGACCCAGGTCTGGGCGGCGGATACCGGCTGCTATTCGGATGCGGAGGCCTTCGACCTCGAGAAATACCTACGATGGCTGGATGGTCGGCCTCGAGAGGCGTGTCTGTTCGCTACTTGTCCCGATGTCGTGGGCGATTGGCCGGCGACCCTCGAGCGTTCGCGAGGCGTTCCAGTTCGGCTTAGGAACCTGGGCTACAAGTCGGCGATCGTTGCCCAGGACGGTGCAGCTCCAGACACCGTGCCCTGGGACGACATCGATGCGCTGTTCATCGGTGGGCACCCCGACACCGAATGGAAACTGAAAGACCCGGTCGTGATCGAACTGCTCGACGAGGCCGGGCGCCGCGGCAAGTGGAAGCACCTGGGGCGCATCAATTCGGGCGACAAGATGATAATCGCGGCGACCCGGGGCTGTAATTCGGTCGACGGGACGTTTCTCACCTTCGGCAAAGACTTGAACATGGGGAGGCTTCTGGGATGGATGGAACTCGTAAACCGTCAGCAATCGTTCTTCTGAGCGGTGGGATCGATTCCGCGGTTGCGGCCGCAGAGTGTCGCGAAGACTACCGGCTCGTCAAATTGACCATCGAATATGGTCAACCAGTGGCTGAAAAGGTCGCAGCGATCGCCATCGCAGACTGGCTCGGCATCCCTGAACGTGACCGTCCGCTCTGCCGCATCCCGACGTTCAATGCGACCAGAGAACCATCGCACTATTTCCCGATGCGCAACCTGATCCTGCTCGGGCACGCCGCCCAGGAGGCTGAGATTCAGGATGCCGCGGCGATCATCGTCGGCTGCAACTCGGATGACCATGCCGACTACTGGGATTGTCGGCGGGAGTTTCTCGACAGCATCGAGCACGCCCTCAAGCCCACCGGAATAATCATCGAGTATCCATGTTTGGGCCGCAGCAAGATGGAGGTAGTACGCCGTGCGTTGGAATTGAACGTCCCGCTCGAAAAGACCATGAGTTGCTATCGACCTCGAGACCGGACCCCGTGCGGAGAATGCAACGCCTGCAAACTGCGCCGGCGAGCTTATGAAGCCAATGGCTTGGAGTTCAAGCTTGAGAGATTGCCAGTCGGGCTAACTATGTGGGACCGGGACGAGGCTTAGGACGACCATGAGCGAGCGCACGCAAGTCTGGTCATGTGGTGGCGGGGTACAGAGTGCTGCGATTGCGGCCCTGATCATACAGGGGCTACTGCCCAAACCGGACTATTCGATCATCGTTGATACCGAACGCGAGAAGTCTACCACCTGGACTTACTACGACTCGGTGCTGAGGCCCGAACTCCGGAAAGTGGGCGTCGACCTCGAGCGAATTCCCAAGTCCCGCTACGCCACGGTCGATCTGTATTCATCAGGTGACGGTAGCGTGCTCATTCCGGCATTTACCCGACCGGCAGGGCAACTCGACACCTACTGTTCGAACGAATGGAAGAAGCGGGTAGTGATGCGGCACTGCCGCGAGTTGGGGGTCGAGGCCTGTCAGAATTGGGTGGGCATCTCGATTGATGAGATGCGCCGTGTCAGGACCGGACCGCCAGCGTGGTTCCAGGTGCGCTACCCGCTGATCTTCGACAGACCGACGTCGCGAGGTGGATGCATCGATCTGGTCCAGCGCATGGGATGGCCGCCGGCGCCCCGCTCGTCCTGCTGGATGTGTCCGCACCACGATGACAGCGAATGGCTCGAGATGATCCCCCAAGACATGGCAAAAGCGGTTGCTTTCGAACGCGAGATCCAAGCGCACGATGCGAACGTCTATCTACACCGGTCGTGCCAGTTGCTCGACCAAGTGGACTTCAGGAACCGCATCGAGAGCAGAGACGGCTGTCAGACGGGGTTCTGTTTCACATGAGGCATCGAGGTTTTAAGACGAATCTAAAAACATTAAGAGATCCCCCTAATCGCGATGATTGTTGAACGCCCAGAAGACCAGCCACAGGGCGAGTCCGACAAACACGCTCATAACGCAGAGTTGCGCCGGCAGAGCAATCAATTGCGCTATCATGATTGCACCTTTCTGACAGCGCGCACCCGCTTGTAGCCCGTTTCGGTACGCGTAAGCATCGTTACGTGACTGACGCGCCCGGCTGAATGCGCCTGCGCCCATCTGATCGCGGTGATTTCAAGCGCATATGATCCGATGCGTGCACCACAAGTGCACTCGATTTGATACCGGGTCTGCGTGACATATCCGTCTTTCATTGGCACAACCCCTGTTGGCGGATGTGCTCGATATCCGCGTCGTTTAGTTGCGGTCCATCGGAAACATGACCGTCGGTAACGCGCGCGGTCTGGGTATCGACCACGCAGCGCAATAGCGCTCCGCTGCCGTGGGTGAACGGAATGTTGACCTCGAGGTGGCGCACCGACAAGTTCTGCAGACGCTGACGGTCCAGCTGCATTCCGTCGGAGAACGCAACTAGGCCACCGTGCTCGAGGTACCAATCGACCGAATACTGGCAGACCTTTTTCAGGTCCACCTGGCAGCCGCCCTTGACCATGGGTGGGTCGGCAGTCGCGCAGCCAAAGAGCAACAATGCCGCTGACAACGCCGCCAACATCAACATGATCACCGATAAGGAGATCGTGAAGACTAGAATGCAGTCGAGGACTTCAAAGCGGTCAATGCGGTCGAGGTACCTCATCATTGCACCCCCGGGCCGCCGTCGTTGATCGACGCGAGCTTGCTGTCGCCGTCGTAGCAGATGGTGACGGTGTGCTGGCTGTTCCTAGTGGCGGCTTCGACCGGGGTGAAAATGATCTCCGTCAAGCCCAGTGTGAACACGTCCGCAACGACTTCACCCGCTGCAATCGCGCCCTTGCCGACGTCGCCTGGACCGCGGGTGTAGAGCTTGTAGACGTCGCAGTTATCGCCGGCGTTTTTGACGTTGCCCACCGGCGAGCCGATGGACTGAATAACCGCCATCCGATTCTCGCCGACAGCGAACTGATTGATGTCGACCGGGTTGGGTCGGGTTGCCTCCATGACTGGAGAACAGCCGGCTAGTGCGCTCGCGAGGGCAAGCGCGGACACAAATTTAGAGAGTGGTCTCATTGAATTCCCCTCCATTTGGGAATTGTTTGGTGGCTGGAATACCGTCCAGCACGGGTTACGAGTTATTTCGCGGCGGTTATGATCAGAAGAGAATCTCTGTGGGGCACAACAGCGATGATGATGCGTTCCTCGCTCGCGGCCATCCTTCTGCAAACAGAAATTTCATCGGCTACATGTTCGTCTCGGAGCGCATGATAGTCGACGATCTTGTATCCCTGTTTGTTTGGTAATGTTTCCATATGATTGACCAGCACGGGTTACGAGTTATTTCGCGGTGTGATTCCTATGGTTGCCGTTATTTAGTTGCGCGGTGAGATGCTTGACCAGATATCGCGCGTCTCGGACGCATAAATGGAACGACCGATCCGCCCGAAAGTAAATTTCGAACGCCGCCCGGTTGTGGCAATCGTTGCAATAACCCAGCGCTTCCTTGGATTTATCGAGGCGTCGGATCTTCATCGCTAGAGTGCTCACCAGGTTTGGGGTCCGTTCTGTATTCCGGCCTCGCGAATAAATTCCTTCTGAATTTCCGCGGTGCGCTGCACCAATAGCTCCTCGCGCGCGGCGCCCCGTTTCTGCCACCAGCGATAAATCGTCCACGGTGCGATGACGACCTGGCGGATTGCCTCGAGAATTTCCATGACAAACCAGAGCACCGCACCGAACACCACCACCGCGGCGACCGCGCAGAGGGCGACAACGATAATTGTTGCCAATATTTCGATCATTTTCTGAGCTCCTGCGAATTAATTCGCTCGCCCGGTTTCGGAATTGGAAGTCCCTGCTCATGCTCGCCCACGCGTGACAGTACTACCCCGCCCATGTACCGGGCGTCGCGCATACACAGGCGTAATACCGGTCGCTTGGAGCCAAAATTCACCTCCAGCTCGGCCGGCGAATGGCAGTCGTGGCAGAAGCCGCGATCGAGTTCGTCCTTAGGAATTCTTCGGATTTTCATGTCATTTCACCCAATGAGCCAGAATCAAGGTAAAGAGCGCGACGAGCGCCAGCATGAGAGTTGCTCCACCCCCAGCAGCAACTGCCATCGCTTTCCAAGGTTCCCAGTCAGCGAGCATGTGTTTGTAGCGTGTGTCTGCTTTCATGTTTTCGATGTGCGCTTCGCGCTCATCCTCCACGGTGTAAATCATTTTTCGCGCTCACGGTCCTTGCGGAATTGTTCATTCGCGGCGCGCTCGTTCCGGCTAAGAAAATCTCGCCGCTCAAATTCGCCGGCAGCCGTAGTGGGTTCGAGTTTCTCCAAGAAAGCGGCAATCCGCTCGAGCGCGGACGCGATCCGCTCCTGAATAGCCTGGGTTTTTAAATCGAAGCGGGTCACTTCCATGTGTCCTCGTTTATCAACTAAAGTTTCGAACTCGAGCCAGCGTTTAAAAGTTTCGTCCCGGCGTCCCATTGTTATTCGCGGAGCGCCTGGATCAGGCGGCTAATTTCTTCTGGGGTTTCCGCGCGCTCGCAGACCGACACGCGCGTGGAACCGCACATCGAGCACGCCGGCAGTTGCGGGCGCCTTGGTACCCGCGCGTCCTGCCCGCAGTCTTCGCACAGTAGAACTTCTATGATCATTGGTCTTCCTCCTCCTTGGGGAAGTTGGGTAATTGCTAATCTTCTAACATAGCAGACGAGCTAGCGCAAGGGCTTATTCAATGTCTGCAATGATAACGTCGCCGTCTTCGAGGGTGTCTTCGTCGTCACCCCCGTAGTTGTCCAGGCAGTTTTCGAGCACCGCCCGCGCGATCCCTGCTAGGTCGCCCGGGATGACGACGTAAAAGCCAATGCCGGCGCCCGCGGGTTTGAGCCACTGCGGGTCGATTTCCTTGAGCAAAGCGTCAAGGTCACGCGCGCGTGAAGCATCGTCGAAATCATCGCGCGCGTTCTCCCACATGCCCTCGGCCATCGAATGGTAAATCGTCGCGGCATTCCCGTTCTCAAAAATAATTTCGGTAATTCACTTACGCTACCTCCTCGTCGTTTTCGATCCAGAAATCCTTCGAGGGCGCCGTGTGCTGGCATCCCTGACAGGTCATCATCGACTTGTCCGTCCATTCGGTCTCACCGTCAAAACTGTCGTATTGGTCGCCGGCGCTGTCGATGTACGCGGTTAGCGCCATCTGCGCCTGAACGCCGAAACCATCTCCGGTTTGCTTACATTTCGGGCATCGATAAAACATTTCTCGTAACTCCTTTTGCGCGGTCGTTCGGATTTCCGCGCCCGTGGTTTAATGCCCGGTCACCCGGGCGCCCGTCACCTAATCCCGCCGCTTACGTAGCGGTAGACTTCCGCGTTGCGCGCGTGGCACCCCAGGGCATAGGCAACACACCGGGTTTCGAAGCGCTGACCCGCGCGCGTGGCAATCCACGGGTTGCTGCGCAGGCGCCGGCGGATATCGCGCGCTATGGTTTCGCTAGCGGTTCCGACATGAAAGCGTCGGACCACCCATTCAATTTGCGACCGGGGAATTGTTTTCACCTTACTTAACCTCGCTAGTTCTATAGATTTCGATTTCTGCAATTGACATGCGCACCAAGACACCGCGGTTAGCGCGGTGCGCCCGGTGACATTCGATGTGAACCCGTTTAACTGGCAAACCGGGCGCGGCATCCCACTTAGGGCGCCTCACCTTGCGAATTACCGCACCGCAATCGGAGCACCGGTACTGATAGCGGGCGTCGGCATTTAGATACGTGGATCCCTGCAGGGAAGTGCCACACGCGCGATCAGAGCAGCCTAATTCCCGGGCAATTGCTTGCCACCCGGCGCCATGGGTAGACCACCCGCGCATGTAGGTTTGCCTGATATGCGCCAATTCATGTAACAGCGTGTCCCGTACATCGTCGGGCGTGAGATTGCGGTGTAGTTCTATCCGCTCATCAAAGCGTTCGCCGCGCGTGACCATATTTTGCCGGTAGCGATAGGCGCCCGCCCGTCGGGCATTGCGACTGCGCACCACAGGTATCTGCGCAACGTGCGCCCAATCGGTACCGAATACGCGCGTAACCACATCGGTGGTACCGGTTAAATCCACATAGGTCTTGACAGTTTGATTGCTTAGCATTTTCCCTAATCCTTTGGGTAATCTCGTTGCCTAATATCCGCCCGATGCCCGGGCGGATTTCACGGAACCACCGATCGTCAGTTAGGCTGCCGCAATTGCGTCGACGTCTTGCGCCCGTCGCACGTTAACCGCGGTTTTCTGCGAATAGGAACCTAATCCTTTCAAAGCTTGCAGAGCTTTTGAAGCTTCGGAACCTTTAGGCTGTACATTGTGAATCAATAGAGCGAATTCGCGACAATCCGGATCCATAGCGTGGGTATCATCGTGATCGATCCTTTAACCTTGCTTCCATGCTTGCAGCAAAGCAGCGAAATTCGACGTTTGGACCGTCGACTAGGCCACCGTCGCGACCTACCCGTGCTTTGCAGGCATTAGCGCCCGGGCATGTCCATGCTGCTGGCAAAGCGAATACCGCAACGCGATAGCCTTGCTCTTTTAACTGCCGAAGCTTGGAATTGGGATCCGAAAATTTGAGAGTAGTTTCTGTTTGCATCGTCCTTATCCTTTGGACCGTCGGTTAGAGTAGTTCTTTGGCTATCGGTGCGCCCGCGGGTAGCGTTGCCTGATAGACAACGCAAATTGTGCAAGGCATCGCGATACTTGAAACTAGCGCGTTGCCACGATTGCACGGCAAGAGCCATCCGGCGAGTTTGCTTGACCGACATGTCACGCTGTCCTTTAGCTTGCTCGTTTACATGCCGGCTATGCGCCCGCTTTGCGTTCGCCCGCGCTAACTTCAAAGCGTAGCGTAATTCCCACATCTTGCTTGGTTTGAATGTATCCATCTTGCTCACCTAATCCTTTGGTTTTCTTGTCTGCTATTCGATCTATCTAAGTATCTATCATATAGACGTGTATCCAAGCAATAGGTTTCACGCTTAGCAAGAATATCCGGTGTCAGGATTCACCGAATCCGCAGTGTCTTAGGTCGCTATTGACCCGACGGTGGTTATCGTCCTATCCCGTGCTTTGAATGTTTAATTCGAAAACCGGGCGCCTTGCTCGTTGCGCGGTAAACGGGCGCAAACGTGCCGCATATTGGCGCGCACTAGGTTGGCCTAACCTTAAGCTTGCGACCGCAGCACGGTGGCGTGGGCATCACACGGCTAAGTCTACCGACGGGCTCAGCAAAGACGGTCGCCCGCGCGGATTCTAACCGCGGCATCACACTGGCATCCCACACCGCGCGGTGAGCACCGATTAACCCGCGGTTAGCTTAGGGTATTCGCCCGGGCGCAAAGGATTGCATATCCTTTTTCGCGTGTTCTTATCGGCTCGCCTAAAAGATAGGCGCCCGACGGGCGCGCCCGACGTTGAGGCATCCGCCCGCTACGGGCGCCCGGTGCGTTGACGCCAAGCCCACGCGCACCGCCCCCGCGCGCACGCCGGCGGTCGGAGACCTCTGTTTCCCCACCTAAAGGGAAAACTCAAAGAAATCTAAAAATTTTTGGGTATCTTTTTGTTCTGTAGGAGGCGAGAGGGGGTTAGCAAGGGGGAGAGGGAGGAGAGGATTGACTGAGGGTATGGAGAGCGAGTAGCAGGGTGAAGTTATGTTGGGATACGCGAGGGTATTGAATACGAGCAGGGGAGACTTGAACGAGAATCCACTGAAGGTGGGAGAGTTAGTGCGATTGCGCAGTGGAGGGCCGGCGATGACGGTGGGGAAGGTGGAGATAGGAGGAGAGGGAGAGACGACGGTGTATGCGAGCTGGCATGACAAGCATGGGGTAGTGCAATCGACGATGTTTCCGGTGGAGATGTTGAAGCGGGTGGGTCGGAGTTTTTTCTCCCGCCGGCGGTGAGGAGGCCGCCGCCGACTGCCGAACTAGTCATAGCGCAGCCAGCGAGGCCTCGAGGGCGACATCAGCATATATGGGTACTGGACATCGCAGCGGTTGGGGTGCTGGTAGTTCTGGCAGTGGGAATGACTACCGGCGTGATGATGGGAGCCGCGCTTATGTGGATCTGGTGGAGGACGCGACGGTGGTCCGCTCCGGTATCGGGTCGCTAATATTTTGGGCGCTGCTCAGTTTGAGTGCGGTGGTGGTGAATTCCTGGGGGCAGACTAGTCCAAGTGCGGTCAGCAGTGGAGCACCCGCGATGAGTGCAGGGCAATTCCCGGCGCAGGCCTACGGTCGACCAAGTCCAGTGATCTTGCCGCCGCCCGCAGCGCTAGCGCCGCCGCCCAAGGGTCCAGGCACCTTCGGGGTGAATATACTTCCTCCGCTGGGCGCGCCGCCCGCACCAAGACACATTCAGCCGGTGCCGCCGATGGTACCGGGTAAACATTAGAAGGAGGGTTCGATGACCGAATCACATCATCAGGAAATAGTGACCTTCAGCAATAGCCTGCCGACGCTGCGGCAGACGGTGAATGATCAGGAGTTGCTGAACAGGTGTCAGCAATATCTCACCGAGCTGCTGGACTTGAGCAAGAACGACGCGTTGGAAGCGGACCCGCCGTCTGATCAGCCCGCGCAGTGAATGAGAGGAGAGGGGAGATGACGGACCATCAATACGCGGAGATCCAGCAGTTCGCCTCCAGCTTGGGCCAGAAGCGTCAGCAGATCAGTGACCAGATATTGTTGGATACCTGTCAGGACTATTTGAACCAGTTGCTGGACCTGAGCAAGGACGTACCGTTGGATCCAGAATGATGGAGAGAGCGGATTACGAGGAAGTCCTGGCATTCACGCGGTCGCTTAACGGGAAGCGCCTGCAGATGTCGGACGGTCAGTTGCTGGATCAGTGTCAGCAGCATCTCGATACGCTGGTCGCCCATCTCGCTGCGGAGTTCGAAGAGCATCCGCATATAAATGAGGTAACGGCCGCTCCCCCGCCGCCGCCAGTTCCTGAGCCTGAACCGCCGCCTAGCCCTCCCGCACGGCCCGCGCCTGAAATCGTCCATCATCACGCAGAGATACGTCACAAGCCCAAAGCGCCAGTGAAGAGGCATCGATGACCGGAATCGGTCCTGAGTTTTTAAAGTTGCTCCGCGGGATCGAGTGGGACACACTGACCGCGCGCGATGCGGTTGATCTGCGCGCCGCGCTGAAAGAAGCGATGGACCACTCAAATGAGTGGTTCTTAAAGCTCACCGAAGATTTTAATGGGGCAGAGCGCAGGGTGCGGAGTGAAATTCAATCTCCGACACCTGCGCAACCACCTGCTAAAGTTGAGAGCGGCCGCCCGCAGGTCGAGGCTTCTCCCCCCCGAGAGCCAAAGCCCAAAGCTCGCGTGAATCCTCCAGTGAAGCGCAAGCGAGGGCGGCCACCTAAGCCGCGGCCGAATCCGATTGCGATCGGGGGAGCGAACGCAGAGACCGCCAATGCGGCACAGGCAGCGAAGTTATTCGAGAACAGCTACGTATCTAAGGATGGTCCGCGGGCGGATGTTCCCGCTACGCTGCCTGCGAACCATCCGCGCCTCAATCTTAATCGCGAGTCGTCAGTGACACCGGAGACCGATGTACAGGATTTCCACGAGGTCGAGCGGGCGATCGCCAGCGGTAGAGGTGTCAAAGATATTTTCCAGGTCAGATGAATGATGATCGGCGAAGTCATCGTCGGGTGTTTCATCTGCACGCTCATCGGCAGCTTCTTCGGATGCTGGTTTGGAATGATGTGGTGGTGGCGCTCGAGGAAAAGCAATGCGGCCCCAACCACCTAGCTGCGGCAACCGTCCGCCCTACTGCATGCGCGGTGGACAGCCGATGAAGTGCATTCAGGAGAACGAGCAGGAGTGGGTGTTCCAGTGTCCAGCGTGCGGCCAGGTTAACGTGCTGACCCGGCCGGAATATAAGAGGATGCTGCGTGACCAGGTGAGACGCGAGCGCGCAATCAATGCGTTGAGGTGAGGTTGATGCAATTAGAACCCGAACCCGATAATCGGACCCCGCCGCGACGGAAAGCGACCAAGTATCGCGCGCGCACGCCGAAGGATCCGCCCAAAGAGCAGCACAACGGGGACGGCACCCTGATGGAACCGACCTTCGACCTCGAGCGCCTGTACGAGCAGCTGGGTGCGCTCAGCGTGGATTTCCTCAACAAGAACTTCACCGAACAGACCCTGCGCCAACTCTGCCAGTTCATGCGCGACACGCTCGATCGCTGCGGCAAGCGACTCCAGATACTCGAGAGCAATCGCACCGCGTTGCTCTGCGATCATTGTAAGAAGGTGCTCCCGGGCGGCCGCTTCGCCGGCGAGATCGTCATTCGCGACGAAATCACCAACGAACTCAAGGCGCTGCGGGCGTGCAGCGAGTCCTGCTACCGCGAGGTCTCGAGAATTGCCAACGAGCGGCGAGCAAGGCACCAGGGATCCATCCGTGGGACGGTGGCCCTTTGAGACGCGGACAATTCATATCTCCCGAGGAACGCCTACAACGCTTCCTGTCTCGCGTTGAATTCACAGAGTCGTGCTGGATCTGGCATGGGGCAACGTCGTCTAACGGCTACGGACACTTTCGCGATTTCGAGAGTCGCACCAAATCGTCCCATCGCTGGATGTGGGAGTTGGTCAATGGATCGATACCCGCAGGTCTACAGCTAGACCATCTCTGTCGAACTCCCCGCTGCGTAAATCCGGATCATCTTGAAGCAGTGACCGCTCAGGTGAACACCTTGCGCGGTGACACACCAGCAGCGACCAATGCGCGAAAGACGCACTGTCCGTTAGGGCACGCGTTGAGCGGAGACAATCTGTATTGGAAAGCGGGGAAACGATATTGCAGAGCGTGTAATCGAATACGCTGCCGCCAATACTACCATCGCCGTAGAGTACGAGCAGCGTAAAGAGTGGCGATGTGACAAAGGACACAGACGACAAAAGATCGTTCGCCAACACGATTGGTCCGTATTCTGCCCGAGCGGCGCAAAATACTGACCGTGAATTGTGGCGGGAGCGCGAGGGCGACTTCTACGCGGACTCCATCCACGTCACCCAGGACGGCAAGATCGGAATGAACTGCGGCGGGTATGTGATCGTAATGCCGATTCGTAGGTGGCACGAGATCGCCAAGGTTTACTTCGGCACTAACAAGGAGGGCCGATGAACCTCGCGGACCTCATCTCGGTACTCAGCGATTCTTGGCCTGATTTTCTATCTGATCGATTGGCTCATCGGGCAGATCCCCATGGTCCAGCCGGTGCGGGTGGTGATACGAGCCATCCTCGCACTGATCCTTATAGTGATCTTGCTTCAGGCGTTGGGTCTGCTCAATGGTCCGCTGATAGTGCCAAGGATTCGCTGAGGCGGCCGGCTACGTTATCGGCTTACGCCCTTCAGGACGGTGTGGATGGAAAACTCGAGTTGAGACGAAAAAGCCGTTGCTGGCAGGCAAGCGTAAGGACGTAGGCTGACGTTCGAACGCCGGTCGCCCTTTTAACACATATATGGTAGTTGGTCCCGTTAACGGAGGACCATTGCCAATGAGAACTACTTTAATTGGCCTAGCCCTGTTTCTATCGGTTGCCACGCTGCCTATGACGAAAGTCCTAGCGCAGAACGGCGCAAACTGTACTGGAAGGTGCGAGAGCCAGTTCGGAGTCTGCGAAGCGAGCGCAGAGGCGGCGCTAGAAGAGTGTCTGGACCGGGCGGAAGGGGCACACGAAAAGGCCAAGTGTGCGGCAGCCTTCATCAAGCTAGAGGACGCCTGTCGGACGACTGAGGCGGCGTGTCTGAGCAACTGCCCGTCGTCGTAAAATTGTTGTAGGCTGACGGCGCGGTGGTGGTCCATGCGTCCGACGCATGTACCTAGATCTGCGCGCCGTCAACTTCTCCAAGTTCCGCATCAAGCATCGTGACCGCGCCGCCCAAGTCCCGCTCGAGCTAAATCCTTCCCAGCTCCTGGTGGTCGAGAAGCTCATGGAGCAGGCCTACAACGGGCTGCCGATGTGGGCGATCATTCTCAAAGCCCGGCGCGTCGGGATCTCCACTGAGTGTAGCTTTTTAAATGTCATCCACTGCACCGCATTTCCCAACGCGGTGGCAATGTCGGTCGCGCACCGCGCCAAGAATGTGCGCGCCATGTTCCGCGATGCCCGCGCGGGGCATAGCACGCTTTGCTACGACTGCGCGTTAGATCCGGAGCAGCTTAGGACTGCACATGAACTACGGTTCCCACATGTGGATGGAGAATCGCTGTACTCGATCGCGACAGCGAAAACTGTTGAAGGCGCTCGAGGTCTTACGATTACAGCGCTGCATCTTTCTGAAGCCGCGTTTTACGAACAAGCGGAGGATGCGTTCACTGCGCTGATCAGTACGGTCGCCTATCGCCAGGACACCATGATCCTGATCGAATCGACCGCGAACGGAAAAGTCGGCGCCGGCGAGACCTTCTACAACTACTGGAGCGAAGCGGTCGAGGGGCGCAACCAGTTCACGCCGATATTCATCTCCTGGCTGATGGACCCGGCCTCGAGGATGGACCCAGAAGTCAACAACGTCCTACCTTCGAACCTCGACCAAGAGGAACAGCAACTCGTCGAGCTGCACGGTGCCGACCTCGAGCAGGTCAGCTGGCGGCGTTGGGCCATTCCGAATCGGTGCCAAGGGTATGTGGACAAATTCCACCAGGAATATCCGACAAATCCGGAGGAGAGCTTCGTTTCCACTGGTGATCCGGCGTTCCTACCCGGGGAAATGAAGGCAGCCGAATCGACACTGCGTAAACCGCGGTTCATGGGTTCAGTGGAAATCCCGCCACCCGCAGAGTAAGGGACGGGTAGATGGAATTCACCATCGAGTTGGGTCGAGAAGCGGATGGTCGGTGGACTGCCTCTATCCAGCAGATCCCCGACCTCCGCGCTTCCGCCAAGACCCAGAGAAAGGCTATCGAGCGCGTCAAGCGTGTAGCGATGGAATACCTCGAGCATCTGCTTCGGGTCGCCGCGGACAACGTCTACCGGCAGGAGGAATAAGAGATGGCAGCAGGAATCCCACTGGTGCCGACGCATCCTGCGGATCCGTATGCTCCCGCGATTCAGGCGGTGAATCGCCAATATCCGTTGCTGGCGAATGTTCCGATCAGTGTAAGCAGAGCCGCTGGCCCGTATCAGGACGAGACCTATATGCCTTGGGGCGAGGACAACCCGGCGCCGGGGAAGCTATCCATTCAACTGCGGGCAGCGCAGCCCAAGACCCAGCAGGATTTGCAGGACATCATCACCACTGAAGCGATGCATTATCTGGGCAACATCAAGCCTGGTGGGGAGCCGGTGAACCCAGCGTGGTGGAAGCTCAAGCAGCAGTTCCGTCAGGCGATGACGCCACGTGATCAGGAACTCGCGCAGCAGCACTGGCTGGAGGAGCAGAAGGCTTTCAAGGAAAGCGGAGGTCGCGAGGGCGACAACCGCTCATTCGATGATTTTATGAACAAGAGCTATCTGGACATGTTCATGCGCGGGTACATGTTCCCCAAGAGTCAGGGACAGGAGTGGATCGAGCGACAGGGGCATTGGCCGGCGCCGCAAGCGGCGATCCTCGACCAGATGCAGAGGCTGCTGACGACCGGAAAATAGGGGGGTATCAGACATCATGGACACCCCCGAAAATCGTTTATAGAGGCTCCTAGGGGCAAATTTTTCGGGTGAAATGAGGAAAAAAGGCTTCCATCTGGCTTCTGAGCAAGAGATTATCCGCGACCACATCGACCTCGATGTGGCCTTCCGGCGCGATCCCGATGGACTCTGCCGCGCAGTCGGTGCCGTACTCAACGAGATGCTCAGGGACGAACCGCTGATGAAAGGCTGGGAGTGGGGTCTGGACTGGAACAACCTGCCAGGCGCGATTTCGGTCATGGTCAGCGGCATGGCTAACAATCCTGAGAAGGTCCAGTGTCCGACGTTCTTCGCGGCGACCTCAGTGGCGGACTACAACGAAGTCGACGACGCTGCTGCGCGACTGAAAGATCGCATCATTCGCACCCTGGCCGGGTGGCAACTTCATGAGTGATTTCCCCATCCAGCTCCGTCGCGGCCGTGGCGAGCAGTCGCCGCTGTGGATCTGGGAGCTGCCCATCGATGGCGACAAGTACTACCTGGGCGCCGACGCTGCGCGAGGCAACCTCGATCCTGACGGCACCGCCAAAGGTGACTTCTCCGCGGCCGTCTGTTGGAACGGCATCACTGGCAATCAGGCCTTTACGTTCGCCGCTCGCTTAGGAGTCGAGGAGTTCGCGTGGACCGTTAATGCGCTCGGTCGTTACTACAACAAAGCTCTGATGAACGTGGAGCAGACGGGCGGCGACGGTAGCCAGGTGAACAAACTGCTTCGTGACAAATACCGCTACCCGAACCTTTACGGATGGCTGGGAAAGGACGACAAGCGTTACAAACATATCGGTAAGGCGCTTGGTTGGGAGACGACCTACCGGTCGCGCCAGAAGATGCTCATCGTCTTTCGGGAGTTCATCCGCCCAATCGATCCAGGTGCAACTCATGGCTTCCTCAAAGTTCGCGACAAGCGGCTGGTCACCCAAATGGGTTTTTGTATGCGCGACGATCTCACGGTGCGCTGGGAAGTCAAGCGCGGCCATGATGACATCTTCGTCGCCGCCGCGATCGCGGCCGTCGCCCTCGATCAGTACCCGCCGCCCAAGCGAGCTGGACGATCGGTGCGGCTGCTCGAGAAGGAGGAGGAAGGGGAGCGCATCCCGATAGACTTCGACAACGAACCCGCTGACCGTCTGTTTGAAAAGTGGCGGATGGTCTCTAAGGCGAGGAAACCTAAAGTCGAGGATAGGTTGGCAGGGGTATGGTGATCATCGGTGAACGACCTCACACGCATCGCGAACGCCCTCGAGCACCTGGCGCTGCCGGCAATCAGCCACGAGTTGAAGTCGTGCTCGATATGCCGGCTGAAAAAGAAACCCATCAAAAAGATGCCGGCATCGGTGGTGATGACCGCAATGCGCGAGATGAAGCGGGAGGAGGAGCTGCGCCTCAAACGGATGATGGCGGGGCCGGAACAGCCGGTGGGCGACATGTTCCGCTACCGGGAAATAAAAGGCTAAATGCCGATCGGTTGCTCGAGAAAATCGGCGCCGACTTCCTGGCGCAGTATGCCGACAACACTGCGACCGCGTGGCAGAACCTGCTCCTCGCCCTCATGTCGAATTTAAAAATCCTGGCAAAGTCGGAGCTCGTCACCGCGGTGCGCGACTTGATCAACATTGCCAAAGATGTGGAAGATCACATAAGAAAAAGCCAACCAGATAACTCGAAGCAGCTGGATGGTGACCGGCCGCTTCCTATGGACGCCATAGGGGCACAATGGCGACTCGAGCTACCGTCCGCCGGATCACCGAAAAACGTGACGAAGATTCGCTCGCAGCGGAAAGCCGCATCTGCCAGCAAATCGACAACCTCCAAAGGATCAGCCAGCAGCAGCGCAAAGACCAGCTTGGCGACGAATGGTTCCGAACCATAAGGGACGCCTATAACCTCTTCCCGCGGGACACCGACACTCCGGTGTTCCGGCCGACCATGCGAATTCCGGAGGCCCAAATACTGGGCTTCATGGAAGCGATCGATCTCACCGACATCGACCCGCGCATCTACCTCTGCAAGACCTTTGAGTCCTACGAGCAGGACGAGAATGCGGAAGCCTGTCTGCAGGCACAGTGGCGCGACAGCCAGGTCAATCTCAACATTCTCTATGCGTTGATGTGGGCATGGTACGCGGGGTGTGGGTTTATCCAAGTTGGGTACGACGAACAGATGCGCGGCGGCCGCGGCGACACCACCACTTACTGGCGAGATCCGCAGACGGTCTTTCCGGATCCCTACGCCATCGACGATCGGAAATGGCAGTACGTCATTCTCGAAGATCACATGTGGTTGGATAACGTGCGCCAGTACTGGCCCATCCCCGCGCAGCGCGTCGTGCTCAATCGCTCGCCGGAACCGATCCCACTCTCGAGCATGGGCCGTAACTCTGCATTCGGTCTCGAGGTTCCCAGCGGGCCGATGCAGGGAATGATCCCGGGGTTGCCCGTCTCGAGCACGCCCGGTGATGCGCGCGTCCGCGTGAGGACGCTGTTCTTGCGCGACAATTCGAGGGTGCGCACCAGCTCCGGTAAGGACGAGCAGATCAAGTTCTCAGGCCTCGCTAAGCAAGAATACCGAATGCGCTATCCGCGCGGCCGGATGATCGTCGAATGCAACAACGTGATCCTGTACGACGGCGAGAACCCATACTGGCACGGCGAATTCCCCGTCGTGCGCTTCCTGGGTCTG